AATAAAAATCAGCTTCAGATATGAAGTCGCAGATCTCTGCGTAGGCATCTGGGTGCTGGATAAGTCCAGCTAAAAGCTGCTTCTCTACTTCTAGGGAATAAAGCATTAGATTTCGTCGTCTCTAACATCCATCTCTTCAGAGTTAAGATATTCCTCAAGAGCCTTTTTAAGGCCAAGGGAAGTTACTACAGAATCAAATCTTGTAAAGATTTGAGGTACGCCATTCTGGGTGCATACGCATAGGATTAAGCCTTTATAACTCTCTGCACCTCCAGAGAGTTCATAAATTTGCTCAACCATTTCTGGCGGGAACAAAAATTCCTTATCCTTTGATTCTTGGCTCATTATAAAATGATTCCTTGCTTTTCGAACGTTTCTTTACAGATGAGATCGGTCTCGTAGATTTCTACCAGCTTTATGCCGTTTGTCAAGCAAAATTGAAGCTTTAAGTCGTCGCGCCGAAGCTGCGATACCCAGTTAGCTCGCGCGCTACCGTGGAAGTAAGGGATATAGGTCGTATGCTGTTTCCCTTGAACCTCTACCGCTATCTTTTTATTTGCATTATAAATATCTAAAGATAGCCTAGTTCCAACAATTCTAAGCTCTTCAAAAACAACATCGTACTTCCAATAAGAAGACAGAAACTGTTTTACCCTCCACTGGATGTTGCTTTTGGATTTGGCATCCCACTGGATAATGTATTTTTTTGCATTTTTAAGTAATCGCTCTTTACCATTTAACGTTTTAAACTTCATTTCGAAGAGGTTTGGCCAATAACGTCTATGAAATATTTATGAAGCATCTTGCAGAGCTTTTCGTTATTTTCGATAAATTCAAAAACGGCGCTTTCGCCTTGGAACTTCTCAGGCATTTCTACTCCAATTTCTTTGGCCATTGTGGATAGATCTTCTGAGACTTTATACCAAGCGCCAGTTCTTGAGATAAGCTCCCAAGTTAAAAGCATATCAACAATCTCTTTTTCCAGCCAAATAGAACGGCCATTTGTTCGACCATACTTAATTGGATAAGAAACCCTGTTCTTGCTAATTTCGTTCGGGCTCTTCTTTACGCAAATTTTGCAGTTGTGCCCAATGATAGGATTTTTAACAATGTCCGCTTTCTTAATACTAGGATCTTTGAGGATCACATCGCCTTCAAAACGAGCCTCAAATTCAAAAATAAAATTAGCAAAATGGAGCAGCGCGTTACCGCCTGTGGCAGAGGTTTGACGAATTGGCGCCTGTGTGTATGGATCAAGTTTAATATCGCTTCTAACTTGAGAAATAAATATTGCCATATGCCCACGCTTTGTAAGGGGAATGGATATTTTTTTCATAAAATTTCCAGCGATAACCGCTCCACCAGCAACCTTAACTGACTCTTCAAATGTTTTATTGACATCGTTCTTCGCAATCAGTCCGTCAATCGAATCGACAATAAACATATACTTGTTCTTTTCTTCATTATCGATAATCAGTCGATGCATTGCGGCAGAGACCGTCTCATAGATGTTCGATTCAAAAACAAAGCAAGTACCGATATCCCAGTCTTTGGGATCAAAGACGAAATTGACACCGCTTCTCTTTTGCATATCTGGAGACAAGCGGCCTTCAGCCTTGATATAAAATCCCTTGGAGTTTGGGATCGTATTCAAGAAATTACGCATCACTTCCAATGAGGCTGATGTCTTGCCGCCTTCAGTGAAGCCGACAAAGCGGTGAAGGCCCGGTCCTAGGCCACCCCCTGTATGCAAGTCCATATTGAGCGAGCCAGTTGAAACTTTATAGTTTATGGATTCCTCAAAATTATAATGGTCATCTTTGTTTGACTTGAGAAAATCGTTAAGGAGGCTCTTTGACGAGACCTCGTTGCTTTGCTCTTCTTTATCCTTCTTACTCATGATAGAAAATCCCTAATTGTTTTTTTGGTTTTGATTTGAGCGTCATCTCCAACCTTTTCAGAGATTACTGGGCGCTCGATGATTTGCGGACGATAGTAAAACTGGTTCTTGTAGCTTTCAAGCTTTTTCTTGCCGTAATCAGAAAAGAACATTGCAAGCGATGCAATCTTTTCTGGTGGAACGAATTGCGAAAGAAACTCGATCCCATAAGTGGCTTCAAGTCTCTTGAATAAAACCATCTCCTTGATCCAGAATTCTTTGCCAGCATTCTTAGGAATGTTGACAAAATTATTAATATAATTTCGCCTATTAATCCTTTGCTTCATAACCTAGCTTCAACGATTTCCCTAACCTTGTCAAGCCTTTCAGGACTTATTTGCTGCGGCGGCAGAGCCAAAATAAAATCCAGTAATGGCGATTAGGCACTGTCTTATCTCGGTCGTAATTAAATTACCAGAAATTTCAACAAAGGCGGTCTTGGTTTTATCGGCTAAAAATCCAAACAGCCCGCCGCCGTCCTGATAACTAACTTCTAAATAAGTTGGGATTCCAAGAATTGCCATCACAAATGGCGATATAACGATAGAGAATATGACCGACATCACTATCATTCGTCTGATTACCTTGCCAAAATCTGGGTCTCTGTTTGCCGCTTTATCGGCAGACTCGTCCTGCTTATCAATTGCGTTCATCATACGGTCAAAGCGGTTTTTGCTTTCTTCCGCTTTTAATGCAATTATTCTAAAAATAAAGCCTGTTATGGCGCCGCCAAACAGGCTTATGAGTTCAGTGGTCACACCACTATTTACACTTAAAGCTTAAAAGCTTGTATTGTAAGTGGGAACTTGTTGGTTTCTTTTACAAGTTCAAGCATCTCTGATGCAATGTTACGAATCTCTACTTGTGCATCTTGCTTATTACGAAGGTTTAAAAAATGATAGAATGAGCGCCAGTTAAACATTACGTCGCTCGTAATCTGGGTATTATACCCACGGAAGAATCGAGCAGACTCCTTTGCGCGCTTTCTAGTAAAGCCATAGTTCTTAACTAGGTCTTCGATGCATTTGTGATAGAGATCCATTCCTCTTTCAGTATGTGTCGAAAGGATTTCCTTCCAGCTATCTGGCCAATCCTGTGGAACCAGATACTCATCCTCTTTAATCTCTTTATATCTTGCAGACTCTCCATTTACCGATACACCTACTCTATGCTTGATCAAGTGAATATGCGAGGCGATATCAGTCTTGATCAGAAAGTGAAGAGATGACTTCTCAAATGGGGTGTGGTGCCCGTTCTCAGCGAGCATCTTGAGTAGATCGCCAACTCTGCCCTTTTTTTCTTCGCTAACTTCTCGACTGGTTGAAGTCCAAGCAGAACAAGCGTGAGTAAGATCGTCGCCATAAATTCCGATTAGTTTAACTGAGTTCTTGTACATCGGCTCCTCCATTGTAATAACTGTTGTAAGCTTTTAGGATTGAGGAGAAGTATGCGGCGTGAACATCTGGTTTGTCAAGAGTGTTTGCCAAGTATTTTTGACAGTTTTTAATTGATTGGATATAATTTTTATCATTTCCCATCTGCACCATAAAGTGTTCGATGCAGTCCTGATCAACATAAATGATGCCCTGAACGACATCAAACATATGGTAGTACCAAGAAATCTCATCTTGATGAGACGGAGGACGAACATAAATACAAATAGAATTTGATTTCATTGCCCAGATTAATCTTTCCCAAGATGTTGTATTGCCGTTAATGTTTAAAATATATTTATATTTTAATTGATCAGCAATAGTGGTATAAGGTCCGGCAATATCATCCTCAAATGGAAATTCGACAAAATTTGTAATCTTGGCGTCTACCAATTGGCTATACCTGTACTTCCTGCAAAGATCAATTCTTTGCACTGAACCATTGTGCTTTGCCCCAGTGTCTGATCCACAGAAAACTGCCTTGTCTATTTTTTCTTCGAATGGAATATCTACATTTCCTATTTGACTACAAATAGTAGCTGTTCGTAGCAAATGGGAATCTGGAATACAAATGTGCGGACTGTTTCTTGGGCGCGCAAAGCAAAATCTTGTTTCTTTCGAGTCGTTTTGTGGACCATCGTTAAAGTTTACGATAACTTCAAAATCAAGATCGCATAAGTTATAGCTTTTAATAGTCGCCTCTGTAAACTGAATAAAGAAATTTAGTCTTATCTCGTCAATCCAGTCTGACTTTCTTAAAATACGAACTCCGTCCACAGAGATGGAACAGTGGACCTCATTTCTAAAAAGATTTACATTGTTTAAGTCTCTTGAGATATTTAATCTTGAAAGGCGAAGTTCATTGAGGGCGCAATAAGCTAAGATATGATTCATTGAGCAAGATCGTTCAGCGTCATCTTTTTAACAAGCTGAAAGAAGCTTGTTTTGGGATGCCAACCAAGTTCGCTTCTAGCCATTGTAGAATCACCAAGTAAAAGATCCACTTCGGCTGGACGGAAAAACTTTGGATCTATCATAACCATAGGAAGCCTGCTTTGTTTATTAATAAAGACCTCTTCAATGGTTCCTTTTCTGCCAAGCCACTGACCCTCAATATCAGCAGCTGCAAAAGCAAGCTCAACAAATTCTCTAACTGTATGGGTTTCATTTGAAGAGAGCACATAGTCTTTTGGCTTTTCCTGATTTAACATCAGCCAAATACCTTGAACAAAGTCTTCCGCATCGCTCCAGTCGCGCTTTGATTCAAGGTTGCCGAGCTTGACTGCTTCAATAAAGGTATTTGAATCAAGTGCTTTTTTAATTTTAGCTACTCCTTTTGTGATCTTTCTGGTCACAAATTCAACGCCTCTGCGCGTGCCTTCGTGATTAAATAGCCAGCCCTGCACGGCATACAGGTCATAAGAATCCCTCCAAACCTTAACCACTTGTCTCGCCGCAGCCTTAGATGCTCCATATGGACTTCTCGGCCTAAGCGGATGGGATTCAGTCTGAGGAGAAAACACAACATCTCCAAACTCTTCAGAAGATCCTGCGTTATAATAGC